TATTGACGGTGAGATGCGTGGACAATTCGACGACGTATTAGGTATTCAACTTCTCCGCAACCGTTTCGCCTTACTGGCAATGGAAGCAGCAGAGAAGAGCGTTCAAGCGCCAATCGTATTACCACAAGACGTACAAGAACTCCAGTTGGGTGGCGATGCGGTAATTCGTACCGCCAACCCAGCGGGCGTTCGTCGTGTCGAATTGAACATTCCACAAGGCGCGTTCACAGAAGCACAACTCCTTAATCAGGAACTTCGCTCAGGTACTCGTTATCCAGAAGGACGTTCTGGTAACATTGATGCAAGCATCGTTACTGGTCAAGGTGTACAGGCGCTTATGGGTGCCTTTGATACACAGGTTAAGTCAGCACAAGCAATCTTTGCTTCGGCTCTACGCGATGTCGTTTCTCTATGCTTTGAAGTAGATGAGAAGATTTTCCCACAGGAAAAGACAATCCGCGGTGTAGACTCTGGCTCACCTTACGAGATTACATACAAGCCAACTAAGGATATCAAGTCTGATTACTCAGCAGATGTCCGCTACGGTATGCTTGCTGGTCTCAACCCTGCACAGGGACTTATCTTTATGCTACAGGCTCTTGGTGGAGGACTTATCTCCAAGGACATGGCTATGCGTGAACTTCCATTCACCGTAAACGTGACTCAGGAACTTGAGAAAATTGAAATCGAAAACATGCGTTCATCACTTCTTAGTGGTATTACTGCGATGGCTCAGGCTATCCCAGCAATGGCTACATCAGGCGGAGACCCAGCATCTATCGTAACTAAGATTGCAGGAGTAATTTCTGCACGTCAAAAGGGCCAAACTCTTGAAGAGGCTATTGCTGACGTGTTTGCTCCAGAGCAACCAGTTCCTTCTGCTGGGGCTGCAACTTCTCCTGTTGAGCAGCCGTCCCCTGTTCCAGGCGCGGCTCCAGCAGGAGGCTCTCCTATGGGTGGTCCAGGACTAGCAGCACCAACTCCACCACCAGACATTCAAACAATTTTATCTACCCTAAGTGGTAGCGGCAAGGCAACGGGACGAGTTACAACTAAGGGGTAACAATGACAACGCTAGTAGCGATACAAGGTGACGGTTGGTCGGTATTAGGGTGTGACTCACGACTTAGTGACGAACACGGACGTTTTCAAATTGCTAAGACTCCAAAGATTGTAGAAAACAATACTGTACTTATTGCAGGCTGCGGTTCATCTCGCGCAAGCAATATCCTACACTACGGCTATGTACAACCTAAGCCAACACTTAAAGAAGACTTGAATACCTACATGACTACAAAGTTCATTCCGCAAATGCGAAAGAATTTTATAGATGCTGGTATCGATATGAAAGAGGACGGCGATGTTGCACAAATCGACGGGGGATTCCTCGTCTCGGTCAAAGGGCAAGTTTTCTCGGTTTCTGAAGATTACTCTTGGGATACCGATGTTCGTAATGTATATGTTATGGGTAGTGGCGGAGATGTTGCCCTCGGTGCGCTGGCAGCGCTGGGTGTGGAAAAAGTAAAGACTATTAATCAAGCAGAGAGTATGATTCGTAAAGCAATTGCTATTGCAATCCAATACGATAATATGTGCTCTGAACCAATTTATACATTTAAACAATACGCATAGGAGTAAACATGGGTGGAAAAGGAAGTGGCGGCGCTAACGGCGGCGCACAATACAATCCAGCAAATGTTTCAGGTACTGGTGGGGCTGGACAAAGTGGTAACTACACAGGATTTGCATACGGGCAGAATAGTACTTTGAATAATTCACGTATCGAAGGAAACGCGGCTGTATCATCAGTTGCAGCATCAGGTGCCACGACATCACAGGCTCCATACGAAGGAGTCAGTATGCCACAACTCGGTACCTTGCTAGACCCAACTAATAATCCATCTGAGCCAATTACAGCAGGTGTAGATTTCGGACCTGGGCCTGGCTCAGAAGCACTACCAAAAGGCTTTGGTGCAAACACTCGTCCAGACGAGAATGCACAGATTGTAAGAAATTACTTGCCTGACTTAGCATTTGCTGCTCAATCAAAAAGCGCACCAGATTCTTTTAAGCGTTTCGTAAACTTCTTAATGGAGCAATAATGGAAGATGTCATGTGGGCGCCTGGTAGTCTTTTTGACAACATCGACAAGTTTGCAAATTCGCTTGGTTATCAAAACGCAGCGATTGCTCTAGAACTTGCAATGATGTCTTGGAAGTCACCAGAAGAGCGTGACGCATTCATTACCGGACTTACTGGTGAGGATGTAAAAGGCGGGACAGAAAAAAATTATATTAATCAAAATTTCTAGGGGGTAGTAATGTCTTGGTGGAACACATTCACTACATCTATCTCCGCATTGCCAGTATTTGGTAAAAGAGTTTCAGGTGGCGGCGCTTACCTAAGCGAAGATGAACTCGAGAAGGAAAGAGTACTTCAGGACACAGTTAAGGGCGCTCTTGCTGGAATTGATAACGCTATCCTAGATAACAAGGCTGGCGATTTAGTAAAGAGCAAGACTAAGCAAGCAGCAGATTTGCTTCTTAGTGCTGCGGTTAAACTTAATAACAACGTTATTTCTCCATACGTAACCCGCCCTGCGGCAACACTTGGACTTCTAACCGACATCGCTTCTCCTCTTTACAAAAAGGGTAAGTACGAAGAAGGTTTTCAGTTTAATGATATCAAGGCAGCATACAATCGTAGCGCCAAGGTATCTACAATGCAGGCTCTTACTAAGTCTGAACTGACACCTATCGGTTTACTATCTTCAATGGTATTGCCTGCTGGTGGTATCGACATGAGCAAGGTTGACTTGTGGAATGACGAAAGCATCAAGCAGAACTTTGTCGACAATGCAGTAGGTCGCTGGTACACAGGTATCGGTGACTTCTTCGTTGGTAACAAGGTATTCGGTGTTGCTGGTAAGATTGCTGGTGCAGGCATCAAGACCGCTGCAAAGCCAGCAGGTCTTTACACTAAGGGCAAGACAGTAGAAGATTTTGCAGCAGATGCTAGCGATGGTATCTTGTTTGCTAAGACTAACGGTGCAGAAGGACGACAGACAGTCTCTGGTTCACACATGGTCACTTTGGCAGAGTCAAAGGACTGGGGAACTATTGAAGACCTCGTCACTAAGTATAGCACCAACGAAAAACTTCTCCCACTTATCCACGAAGCATCTGATGCTGATACTGTAAAGAATATTATTCTTGCAGACAAGGGTAACGTTGCAGCGCTAGAGCAATTAGCCGCTACAGAGAGCCATAAACTCTTCGTCGCTGGTAACGTTCAGGGCCAACTACAAAACAAGTTTTTACAAACTGGTAAAGTCTACATCCCAGAAGGTGCAGCAGTACCACGTTTACAGAAGGCATTTGATGACGCAATCAATGCTGACCCACAGTATAAGAAACTCAAAGATGCTTTCTTTGATGAGGACTACAGCCTAACTCCAGGCGGCAAGGCATACATGCCTATGGAACCTGTTATTGGTGCTGGTGCTATCATCAGAGGCCAAGAGAAGATTCGTGGCGTTAAGACTGCTATCCGTTCACGCTTTGCAGATAAGCCAGAGTCATTTAGCGCATTCGCTGAAACTACTCTAGGCTCTACTATCAGCGGCCTTGGTATGCGCCTTGTACGCCTCGTAGGACGCGGTACAGAGTCTCTACCTACTGGTTATGTATCTTTCTCAGGTATGCGTCCTCTACAGGCTCGTACCGAACTTAATGGCTTCCTCAACAACATGAAGTTGTTCAGAGACGGTTCTGCTAAGATTGAGATTGCTCCTGGTGTACGCGAGAAGGTTAGCGTTGTCCGAGCCAATCTTGAGAACGAGTACATGACTACTCTCGGCAAGGGGCCTTTGGCTCAGACCGAAGCACTTAAGTCAATTGATGCACAGGTTGGTAAGTTGCTTGCCTACAAGGCTGGTATCTACAACCAAGCAGAAATTGATGCCTACGTAAATTCATTCCAGGCAAACGTAAGTCGTGGTATTCAATCTGTTAAAGAAAACGGATTTGGTATCGGACATGACGGTACTGCTATTCTAGTACAGCCACAGACTGTTCGTCAACTTGCAGAATCATACCGTTTTACTCCTTGGGATGATATCGAAAAGCAACTTGAAGACCGTATCTCAAAGGGTTTTGTAAAGGGTAAGGCAGTCCAAGGTAAAGACTTAGGACAAGAAGTGTTCCGCGAATTAAACCGCGTATGGACATTTGACGTTCTTGCTCGTCCTGCATATGCATTCAAGCAGTCTATGTTTGAACCTGTCATTAGTACAGGTATTGCATACGGAATGGAATTCCTATGGAAAGACATCCTATCACCAACTACAGGTGTTACAAGTTGGAACGCTAGAAACCTAGCGCAGAACCTTAGAGGCAAAAGAGCGCAGTTCAAGAACCGCGCCGAGTATGTCGCTGTAAATAAGGCAGTCAAGGATAAGGCTACAGCCTTTGAACAGGCATCTGCAACCAAGGATATTGCACAGGCTTCACTAGAAGACTTGATTCGTAATGGTTCTCCTGCAGCAAAAGCACAGCACTTGGCTTCTGCACGCAAGGAACTTAATGCGGCATCAGACCTACTTGACAATATCGAACTAGATTTACGTGCTGCTGTTGTTCCTTACGGAGCAAAAGAAGCAATCCCAAGCATGGCTACACTAGAACGTAGAATTGCATTCCTAGAAACAAAGCCTAAGACTGCAGCACAGAAGCAAAGCCTTGCGGAAGCAAAGGCTGCAATTGCTAACTACCGTGGCGTAATCAGCAACCTCACAACCAATAAGAAGGTTATCAAGGCTGCAGATGATGCTGTCAAGCAAGCATATGCTAAGATTGATTCTGCTGTTAGCGAACTTGGTGATGTTGCAAAGCAACAGGCTGACGTATTTGGTAAGAGCGCAGCATTCAAGAAGCGCTACTACTCAAAAGATATGCAGCACAGAATTGTCAATGGACAGCATGTAGCAATTGACTCATTCGTACAGGACTCAGACGTACCTGGTACAAATTACTTTTCAGCAGCAGTTCGTGGAGAAGTTCAGAACGCACGTACAAGCGACCTTAACTTCCAGGGCGAACTATCTATTGGTTTACGCAAATCGCTTATCCAGCGCAAGATTCCAATGGCTAAGATTGGCGTCAACGACGAACTATACTTTGAAGAACTAGCACATATTGCTAATCGTCAATACCGTGGCGATGAACTTATGGACTTGATTCTAGCAGAAACTCCTATGAAGGAGTTGCGTCGTTGGGCATCTACCGATACCGGACGCGCTTACCTACGTAACTTTGACGTGTATGATGCAAAAGATGTACCTAACTACCTAGCAGACAAAGTTGCTTTGGTAGAGCGTACATTTCCATCATACGAAGCACGTGCAGCAATCCTAAAGGGTGATGTAACATCACAGCAACTTCAGGGATACCTTGCTCCATACGCTAAAGAACTATATGATATTACGCCATCAAACCATAACTATGGTGCATCAACATTCGGTAAGAGCAACCTAGCGAAGGCTAACAATGCTATTAACGAGCGAATGGCTAGCATCTTTAGAGGCCTTGCTGCCTTTGAAAATCCTATTCGTTATGCTGCTTTTGATAGAGTTGCAATCGACGCTGTAGCACGTAAGGCTGCATACCTTGAATCTCAGGGTATCCAGATGACTACTAATCGCTACAATGCTCTACGCCAGGCTGCTGGACGCGAAGCGTTGCAGGATATTGAAAAGACTTTGTACACGATTAATAATCCTAATCGTTTCATCAACTCTTTACGTGCTGTTATAGCATTCCCTGCTGCAAACGCCAACGCATTCTTGCGCTATGGCCGTCTTGCCGCCAAGGCTCCTGAGCGTGCTCTTGGCTTCATGTACAACTACGGTCGTACATTTCAAACATTTGGTGTGGATGAGAACGGTAATCCAACGGACGACATCAATAAGATTACCCACCTTGTAGTTCCAGGAACTAAAGACTTAGGTCTTGGTCCAAGAGGTGAAGGTATTGCTCTCAGCGCTCAATCATTAGGCTTCTTGCTTAACCGACCAAGCCCTTCCTTCGTTACTTCACTCTCTATGGGTAAAGTAATGCAGGCATATCCTCAGAGCGAAAAGCAGGTAGAAGAGTTTCTAACCGTTGGTGGAGTGAACTACTACAAGGTTCTGTACCCTTACGGCCCATCTACATCGCTAACAGATGCGTTTAAACCACCTTGGGCTAACGCTCTTTACAATGGTGTTGTTGGCCCAGAAGGCAAGCAAGACTACTTGAGTTCTTGGAAGTCTGTATACAACTATCATGCTATGCTCAACGAAATGGGCATTGAAGATGATATGCCATCAGATGACGAGATTAGAAGCGAAGTAAAGGGACTATGGCTTGCCAAGTTCTTCTCTACTTGGTCTTCACCGTTTGCTGGTATTCCATTCAAGGTCGACACAAACCCTATGGGCTTGACATCTAACCTGTACTATAAGTTGCAGGAGAAGTACAAGGGCCAGGGAATGTCTAACCAGGACGCACGTGATGCGGCTGGAGAAGAGATGCTATCTCTACTTGGGCCTAAGTTCATGGTTGACCGTGTATCGTTTACTGGTTCTTCAAAGAACCTTAACATACCAGCAACATATGAAGCATACCAGCGTATCTTTGAAGACAATGCTGACCTAGTTGGCAGACTTGCTAACATTGAGCCAGGCGAAATTGGTCTTATTGGTTTGATTACATCAGACGTAAGCCGCGACCCTGCCGAGCAGTCTAACAACATCTTGAAGATTCTAAGCAACCCTAAACTTACAATCCCTGGAACAAGTAAGCGAGTCAACGAACTCAAACTTACTCCACAGGAGATTGAAACTGAACGCATCAAGCAGCGTACATGGGGTCAATACACAGCAGTACGCGAGGCTCTAGAGGCTAAGATTACTGATGGTAAGACTCTACGTGCTCACCCAGAACTTAAAGCAGCACTTGATAAGGTCGTTGAAGGCCCACTCAAGGAGTCTAGCCAAGCATGGTATGATGAGTTCCAGTTCTCTGCAAGTGGTGACTCTTCTTACAAGTATGCGCGAGCGCTACAAGAAATTACAAACGATAAGAAGTTTATGAGCAGCAATGGGAACACTAAGTTCTGGAAAGACGCTAAGGCGTTCATTGATGCACGTAAGATGTTCACAGATATCTATCAGGCTCTACCTGACTATGACCCACGCAAGGCTCTCCTAAAAGACGGCTATAACTACTGGGTACAGCAGAACCTAAGCCAATGGGATGGAAACTTGAAGACAATAGCACTACGATACTTTGACAACGACTCTCTAAAGGCGGTTAACTAATATGGTTGATAAGGTTAAAGCACCTTCTACAACGCCAAATCAGGATAACCAAACCGCAGCGAGTGCTACAGATATCCTAAATGCTCTAGGCTTTGGTGACTTACAGGCGCAGAATGATAGCGGAAACCGCTCATCAGTTGGTTCATCTACATCTACTACTGTAACTCGACTAACCTATCAGTCTGCTAAATCGCTTCTTGAAGCAGTAATGCGTGAAGCAGACTTCATGGGTAAACTCACCCCAGCAGATATTAAGCAGTTCGTAGTCGATTTTAGCGCTGCACAGGACAAGCAGATTGAAAAGGTAGTAGTATCTTCTTCAAGCAAGACTACCGCTGGAGCAACTAAAGATGCAACTAGCAAGGTTGTAGACTCTACCAAGAAGACAGAGTTCCCATCATTCTTTGATGCTAAGGGCTTTGCCAATGACTTCATCTGGTCTAAGATTAACTTCAAGGATGAGAAGACTCTTGGTGCTAAATCGCTTTCAGCGCTTAGCGATGTACGTGGCGTAGTCCAAGCATTCCAGTTAATGGGTGTTACAGACAACGACATCCGCGCTGCAGCCAAAGAGATTGCTATGGGTCGCAAGACACTTGATGCATACAAGGTAGAACTTCAGCAAATTGCTAAGAAGGAATACCCACAGTTTGCGGACCGTTTCGATACTGACCCAACTCTTACAACCTATGATATTGCTTCCCCTATTATCAAAATGCTTGCAAAGACTTGGGAAGTCGAAGAAGACCAGGTCAAAATGGATAACCCTATTGTCATGTCATACATGAACTATGCGGGACCAGATGGTAAGGGACAAGCACCATCACGCTATGACCTACTACTCAAGGCTAAAAAAGACCCTAAGTATCAGTTGACACAGCAAGCAAACGAAGATGCACGTGATGCAGCAACAGGGCTTGCAAGAGCCTTTGGATTTGGAGTATAAATGATTGCCGTGCCAAGAGACGAATCAGATGAAAGAATGCTTGCTCGTTCAAGAGCATCAAGAGCGGCAGCAACTCCTGCAGCAACTCCTGCACCAACTCCTGCACCAACACCCGCACCAACACCTGCTGCAACATCTACATTGAAGGCTGCAGACCCTAAGAATCAAGCCATGCTTGACCAGGCTACTGCTCTTCTTGCTACACAGAAGGCACGTCTTGCGGAACTAGAAGCACAGCAGGCTGCTGCTAACGTAGCAAAAGGTTTAAATGCAGACGGTTCAAAGAAGACCGCAACTCAAGTACTTATGGAAAATAGAGCAACTGCTGCATCAGAACGTGCTGCACTAGAAGCATCTGACCCTACATACAATAAAGCAGCAGGAGCACCAACAGCGCCAGCAGGATATAAGTACACCTGGATTGGTGGTACAACTACTGGTCAATGGAAACTATACCCAACTACTACTGGTGGAGAAACTGGTACTGGCGGCGAAGGTGATGTCCCAATTACGGCGTCACCAGGCTCAACTGGAAAAGCAGTTGGAGAAGACCGCACTTTAGCGGTAAATACTTTTAAAAATACTCTCGCTCTATTCTTTGGCGCTCAGGAAATGAGCAAGTCCTGGGTAGACGCTCTATACACTTCTGTATCTGGTTTCTATAATAGTGGTTCAACAATTGACGAATCACTCAACCTTTCATTACAGGATGTACGTAAGAACCCAGCATTAAAGCCTTTCACAGACCGCTTCGGCGGTATCTACGCGCTTCAAGACCGTCTTGCTGCAGGTGAGGCAATTGAGGTTCCAACTATTGCTGAGTACTTCAAGTCAGAGTCTAGCATGGGTGATGTATTGCGTGAAGCGGGTATGGGCGACCTTGCTACTCAGCAGTTCCTTGGCACAGTCCTTGGTCTAGGTAAATCTGTACTAGAAGTAACCAATCTAATCAACGATACATTTACTTCAATTGACAATGCACCAGCAGCACTCAAGAAAGACCTAGAGTCTATCATGGGACTTGGTGTTAGCCGTACTGATATTGCTAAGGCACTACTTACTGGTAAAGAAGGCGCACAGGCGCTTAATAAGAAGATTTCTGAAATTAGCACTTTATCTGCCGCTAAGTCACAAGGCGTTACAGTTGACATGGCTACAGCAGCAGACATTGCTGCACGTGGGTATGACTACAACAAGTCACTTACTGGCTTTGCAGATGTCAAGCGTTTAGAGCGTGGACAGATGCTAGGACAGATGAGCGGCATTGACTTTGGTCAGAAGGAAGCAATTGCATCCACATTCCAGCAGGATGTTGCTTCGCAAGAAAAGATTAGAAAGATTGCTGAAGAAGAAGCGAATAGATTTGCTGGCAAGAGTGGACGCCTAGCCTCACAAAGTAGAGCATCAGGCATAATCTAAATAGAATCCTGAACGGACCCATCGGCCCCGTCAGAGTAATAGACCGATAGCAAGAGCCAACCTAGTTCCCCGACTAGCAATTGAGGCTTGCGACTACAACGAATAGAAGGGTGGTTGCTATGAGCAACAACTACTGGGATGACGAAGACGACGAACTAGATACAGAAATCGAAACACCGATGGATGGAAGCGACCTCTTAAAGAAGTTGCGTAAAGCCAAGCGTGCAGACGAGAAGCGTATTAAGGAACTTACTGAGCAACTTGAGACATTATCCAAGGGGCAGCGTGAGCGAATCGTCAAAGAAACCCTAGAAAAGAAGGGTGTGAATCCAAAAGCAATACGACTAGTCCTAAAGGACTTGGATGATGTTAACGAGGAGTCAGTCAATAACTGGCTCGATGATAACGCAGACTTGTTTGGACTTGAAGTACGCCAGGATGCGCCTGAAACGAATAACCAGAATCGTGCGGCTTTACGCCAGCAAGACTTGGTTACTCAGGGTGCAACAACACCTGACCGAGCCGAAGATATGGCGATGAGAATTCAAAATGCGGATTCCGCAGAAGAAATCATCAACATGATTTACGGCTCAAACAACTAATCATAGTTTCTAACTACAAAAAGGAAATAACCTAAATGGCTAACGCATACGTATCCACAGACTCCGCCTCTCTCGGCGGAACCGCTGGTGCTGCTGGTTTAGTACAGAAGGCTTATGACCGACTTCTCGAGTTCGCGCTCCGTTCAGAGCCACTCATTCGTTCAGTCGCAGATAAGCGTCCTGCTAAGCAGAGCATTCCAGGTTCAACAGTTGTACTCCAGAAGTACGTTGACCTAACAGCAGCAACAACTGCACTCACAGAGACAGTTGACCCAGATGCAGTAGCAATGTCTACACCAACATCAGTTACAATCACTCTTAACGAGTACGGTAACTCTGTTCTTGTAACACGTGCTTTGGAACTCTTCAGCCTCGCTGATGTAGACCCAGCAATTGCTAACATCATCGCATTCAACCTTGCAGATTCAATCGACGCAGTAGCAATGGCAACATTGCGCGGCGGTTCAAACGTAATCTACGCAGGTTCAACTGCAACATCAACAGCAACAATTACTGCTGCTGCTACACTTTCTTCTGCAAACATCCGCAAGGCTGTTGCGAAGTTGCGTGCTAACAAGGCAGTCGCTCGTAAGGGTTCACTCTACTGGGCTGGTCTCCACCCAGAAGTTTCACACGACCTCCGCGCTGAGACAGGTTCAGCAGGATGGCTCCTTCCAAATCAGTACGGTTCTTCACAAGACCGCATCTGGGCAGGAGAAATCGGTACATACGAAGGTGCATACTTCGTAGAGTCACCACGTCTTTACAACGCAACAGACGGTGCATCATCTGCACGCAACTACCGTACAATCATCGCTGGACAGCAAGCGCTTGCAGAAGCAGTTGCTGAAGAGCCACATGTAGTTATCGGACCAGTTGTTGACAAGTTGATGCGTCACCGCCCAATGGGTTGGTACGGCGTACTAGGCTTCGCTCGCTACCGCGAAGAAGCACTATACCGAATCGAATCAGGTTCATCAATCGCTTAATTGATTGACGGTTGAGCAGGGGGAGCAATCTCCCTGCTTGACAGTAAATCCATTAGAAGGAGTATCATGGCAAACTGGACGTTTAAACCTCCATATGTACTAGAAGGTCCATCTGGCGGACATAGGTTGTTTTACTTTGCAAATTTACGTAAAGGTATTACTATCGTAAAGAGCGAAGGTGAATACTACCAAACTCGATACCCAGTAGATGAAGACTTACTTGATTATCAGGAAGTCTACCGAGGTGGGTACGAGCACACGGTAAATGATGCAACAAAGGCGGCACTAATTGCAGGGGGCGTAGATGTCACGGAAGCAAACTTCACAGCACAATGATTGCGACCACACTACTAAGGTAGTGACTTGGGGATATAATTTAATAGATAATGACATGGTACCTAGTGTAGAGTTGTACGGTTGCACAGACTGTGACGCAACATCAAAGGTTCCATTCGTATCAGACCGATTCGCATCGATAGACCACACCAAATGCGGTGGGCCTTGGGAATGCTTCGGATGTAAGGCAAAAGGATTACAACTTAATACTGGAGATGCCTCTAGAGATATCCCAGACAAGAAGTGGACTGGCGAACTTAAAGCATATAAGGACGCTAGAGCACAAGGTATCCAACCAAGTGGTACAACTATGGCCCACGTGGAAGCAGCACATAAAGCATCCGAAACTTTAGGCACAGCGTACAACTCAGAGAAAATGCCTAAGGCACATCAGATTACCAAGAAAACAGCCGAAGTAATGAAAGAGATTGGACAAGTATAATGTCAGCAAAAGGCGAGAAGTACACATCTAAAGCAGCGATGAAAAAGCATGAAAGCAAAGAATCGCCAGCCAAAAAGGCTGCAGAGAAGCATCCAGGATTCAAGGCGGTAGCAAAGAAGATTGCCAAGAAGCAGGGAGTCTCTATGCAGAGCGCATCGGCAATTCTTGCAGCAGGAGCACGTAAGGCTAGCAAGTCTGCAATCAAGGCTAATCCTCGTCTTAAAAAAGTTACTATGGTTAAGAAGGCTGGTAAGAAGTAATGCCAAAGAAAACTAACTACTTCCAGAACATCGCAAAAGAAATTAATGATGTCTATCAGGCTAGCCGTCGCACACAGGAGATGTCAAACACATCAGGCCCTGGAACAGATTCTGCTGCTACTGCGTTACGCAAGAAGCAGACTAAGCAAGAAGGTCAACTCTGGGGAGCAGTCCTGCAGGGTCGTCGTTACGACAATAAGACTGGAAAGCAAATTAAGGCAAAGAAGAAGTAATGAAAAAGGCGTTTTGGGACACTAAGAACCCAAAGAAGAAATCAACTCCCTTAACCCCAGCCCAAAAGGCAAAGGCGAAGGCAAGAGCCAAGGCAGCAGGAAGACCATATCCAAATTTGGTTGACAATGCAGCAGCAAAGAAGAAGAAAAGATGAAAGACTCAAGATTAACCCGGGCTGGAGTGTCAGGCTTTAACAAGCCTAAGAAGACCCCAAGCCACCCTACTAAGTCACACGTTGTTGTGGCTAAGGTAGGTAGCCAGATTAAAACCATACGTTTTGGACAACAAGGCGTTTCTGGCTCACCTAAAAAAGCAGGAGAGTCTGCATCATACGCAGCGCGTCGCAAATCCTTTAAGGCGCGTCATGCTAGTAATATCGCTAAAGGAAAACTAAGTGCCGCATATTGGGCAGATAAGGTGAAATGGTAATAACTATGGCAATGGCAACTAACGATGCATCTGGTGGAGCAAAGAAGAAGGCTCCTATCAAAGTAAAGCAAGACATGATTGATTTTATTAAGACACAGGGAATGACTAAGGCTCTCAAGCGTGCTGGCGAAATTAAGGCTAGCGGCAAGGGCGGAGAAGCAGAGTTCCTTGAAGGTGTACGTCGTATGTACGGTGCTAACCGTCTATCAGCAGCAACTAAGGCTGCGACACCACCAAAGTTTAATGCACCAGCAGGTGCTAACAAGAAGCCAGCAGGACGTATGTCAAAGTCTGCTGCTCCTGCTAAAAAGGGTGGAATGAGCACAGGTGCAAAGATTACTGGTGGCGTGGCCGCTGGTGCTCTACTCCTTGCTTCACGTGGTAAGGCTGCAGGACTTGCTGCTAAACTATCACCACAACTCGCTAAGTCAGGCGTAGGCAAGGCTCTAGGTATGAGTGCTGCAAAGCGTGCATCTAGCGCATCTAATGTAATGGCAAAGAAGATTTCTTCTGTTAAGGAAGCGGCTGGAACTAAGGCTCTATCAGCATCAGGTCGCGCAGCGGCTAAGGCTAAGCGCCCAGTAACACAGTCACAGTATGACGCTATGAAGGCACAGGCTGCTAAGAAGGGTGTTAAGACACCTATCAAGAAGAAGGCTGGCCTAGTAGGCGCTGGTACTGGTTCAGTATCGCTAAAGGGCGACACAGCAAAGAAGCCAGTCAAGAAGACAACAAAGAAGTAATTAACAAAGGTGGGGACAATGGCACAAGAAACAGTATCAGTAGCATGGTGTGACAACGGCAACGTCGATGGTAAGTTTATGCAAGGCGTTGTCGATGTCATGCTTAAATCAGGAGTTAAGTTTGAAACTTCTTTGCGTAGCCAGGGCAATCAAATTGCTCGGCAACGCGAGAAGGTAATTTCGTATTGGTACGAGAACAACAAGTCCGATTGGCTACTCTGGGTTGACTCAGATGTGGTTATCAGCGTTGACAAGTTTAAACTGTTGTGGGATAACAAAGATGCTGAGAAGCATCCTATTGTAACTGGAGTATACTTTACTACAGATACACCAGAAGACCCTCTAATGGTTCCGCTGCCTACGGTATATGAGTTTGCAGAGGCAGATGGAGTAGTTGGCATTCAAAGAATGCACCCACTACCAGAGAATAAGTTTATCAAGGTTGGCGCAGCAGGCATGGGGTTTGTCCTTATGCATCGCAATGCAGTAACCAAGATTATGGAAGCAGTACCAGGCGCACCTTTGTTTACAGAGGTTGGCGTTAATAAGTCTTTCATGGGTGAGGATATCTACTTCTTCGCTCTATGTGATAAGGCTGACGTACCAGTCTGGTGCCATACAGGAGCAACTGTTCCTCACATGAAGCGCTTCTCGTTTGATGAGCATTACTACAAAGCATTCTTTGGTGCAGTTAAAGAAGAGAAGAAATCTAATTTAGTATTACCAAAGCATTATAAGAAGGGTTAACGATGGCACTAGGCAAAGCAGGAAGCAGTTTAACAGCAGAACTTAATAGGCTTGCTGGAACTACTGGACTTGACGAACAAGGCGCTGCTAATGCCTGGGCTGGGACTACAGGGCTTGCAACTGTTGGCGCCTTGAATATTAAGGTATCTTCTTCACGTACACGTGATAAGTTTAAAGATATTGATGGTGTATGCAACGAACTTGCAGGAACATCTGGACTTGCTGCACCTGCAGCGTTAAGGAGCATCAACGCCTAATGACAACCACATTAACTAATATGATTGATGAAGTGCTGGTCAATCTTGCAGGATACACATTCCAGCAGGACCGCAGCACTTACATCAAAACCGCAGTCAGCACAACTACATCGACTGTTGCAGCACCTACAATCCTCCAACTTGGTTCGACTGAATCTGTAGGTAAGGGCATCATTGAAATTGATGAAGAACTTATGTGGGTAGATTCATTTGACCGTGTAGCAAATACAGCAGTTGTCTCACCTTATGGACGTGGCTACCTAGGAACTACTGCAGCAACACACGCAGCGGAAGCCAAGGCAACCATCTCGCCTACCTTCCCACGCTTCAGTGTCAAGCGAGCAATCAATGATACTATCCGCTCCCTTGGAGCAAGCATCTTTTCAGTAAAGTCAACAACCTTTACATTTAATGCCGCAGTGTCTACATACGCATTTTCCAACTTAAACATTAAGAACATCTTAACAATTAGTTGGCAAAGCATTGGCCCTTCTAAAGAGTGGGTACCAATTCGTCGTTGGGACTTTGACTCATCTGCTAATGCAGCAGCCTTTGGTTATACAACCGAGCAAGTTCAAACAATTACTTTAGGCGAGGCTCCTATATCTGGACGTACAGTAAAAATTATTTACGCAACAGACCCAGAACCATTTACAAGCAACTCACAGGTTTACACAACAGTAACTGGCTTGCCAGAATCTACGCGGGACGTAGTGATTCTTGGCGCAGCCTATCGTCTACTTTCATTCCTGGACCCAGCACGTGCTGCACAGGTTAGCCCACAGGCAGATGAGACAGACTCTAAGCGCCCATTCGGTGCATCACAGACTGCGACTAAACAACTCTATGCTCTTTACACACAACGCCTTAATGAAGAAACAAAGGCACAACAGCAGAACTATCCTCCCCGTGTTCACTACTCTCGCCGATAAGGACCAGCAATGACAGTTAGAAAATATTCCTCACGCTCACAGCAGACTACTCTGTCTTCAGGGTTGACATCAAATGCCACAACGATGTCTGTCGTTTCTGGCTCCGCTCTTATGGGTGGCAAGACACTTGCCGGAACTCAGACATATACAGTTGTCATTGACCCAGACACAGCCCTTGAAGAAATTGTAGATGTTACGGTCTACTCATCTGGCAACACACTAACCATTACTCGTAACATTGATGGCTCAACTGGACAGGCTCACTCAGCCGGTGCAGTAGTTCGTCATATGGCAATTGGTAGAGATTACCAAGAAGCCAATGACCACATCGAAGCAGCGTCTGGCGTACACGGGCTTGCAGTTGGCGTAGCAGTAGTTGGCGATACCGCAACTCAGACTCTTACAAACAAGACACTTACCGCACCAAAGATTAACGAGAATGTAGCAGTTACAGCAACAGCAACAGAACTCAATATCCTTGATGGCGTAACATCTTCTACTGCTGAACTCAACATTCTTGATGGAGTGACTGCTTCAACAACAGAACTAAACTATGTTGATGGTGTCACCTCTGCAATCCAGACTCAATTAGATGCAAAGCAAGCCGCTGTCTCTGGCGTATCATCTACTGAAATTGGTTATCTTGATGGTGTAACTTCCGCTATCCAGACCCAGATTGATGGTAAGCAAGCAGTTGTCTCTGGCGTTTCAAGCACAGAGATTGGCTACCTTGATGGAGTTACATCTGCAATCCAAACTCAGATTGACGCCAAGGCACCTTCTGCTAACCCTACATTTACTGGAACAGTAACACTCCCAACTGGAGCAATTACAACTGGCGCTATCGCTGATGGAACAATCGTAAATGCTGATATTAACACATCTGCACAGATTGCCTATGGCAAATTGAATCTTACAAACACCATTGTTAATGGTGATATCAACGCTTCTGCTGCCATTGACAAGACCAAGATTTCTGGTACAGCAATTACTGCTGGAGATACAGGCACTGTAACATCAACAATGATTGCTGATGGAACTATTGTTAACGGCGACATCAATGCTTCCGCAGCAATTGCACTTAGCAAACTTGCTACTGACCCATTGGCTCGCGCTAATCACACAGGTACTCAGGCTGCATCTACAATCTCAGACTTCAATACTCAGGTTCGTACTTCTAAGGTAACTGACCTAGCAGCACCTACTGGCTCATTCTCAATGAACAGCCAGAAGATTACATCTCTTGGAACGCCAACATCAGATACAGATGCGGCAACTAAGGCTTATGCTGACTTGATGATTCCTCTTACGCAAAAGGGTGCAGCGAATGGTGTAGCAGAACTTGATGCTGATGGTCTTGTGCCAGTGCATCACCTACCACCACTATCTATTACTACTACTCAGGTAGTCTCATCTCAGGCTGCAATGCTTGCTCTTACAGCGCAGACTGGTGACGTTGCCGTTCGCACAGATACTAATAAGACATTTATTCTGACTACTACCCCAGCGAGCACTCTTGGTAACTGGCAAGAACTGCTCACTCCAACAGATTCAGTTATCTCTGTTGACGGTCAGACAGGTGCGGTTAACCTATCATCAACATATGCAACTGTAGCAAATGCTGCTAACAAGTTGCCACTTGCTGGTGGAACGATGTCTGGTGCAATCGCAATGGGCTCTAACAAGATTACTGGGCTCGGAACACCTACTTCAACTGGCGATGCTGCTACTAAGGACTACGCAGACACCAAGTTGCCATTGACTGGTGGAACCCTTTCTGGTCAAATCAATATGGGTGCTAACAAGATTACAAATCTTGCAGACCCAACTAATCTGACAGATGCTATGACATTGAATTACTTCAATACTGCAGCACTTGCTCCAAGCAACCTTACTGGTCCAATCACATCTATCGGACCTGCAACAACAATCGCATCACAGACAGGTACTGGTACTAAGTTCGTAATGGAACAGAGCCCAACACTTGTTACCCCTAACATTGGTGCAGCGACAGCGACAAGCATTAATGGAACTACCATTCCATCCAGCAAGACGCTAGTTGCTACAGATTCAACTACTTACGTGGTTCCTTCTCAGTCAGGAAACTCTGGCAAGGCTCTCACTACAGATGGAACAACTTCATCTTGGAGCACAACAATCAATGGCACTGCAATTCCAGCGAACAAGACACTTGTAGCAACAGACTCAACAGCACAGGTGGTTCCAAGTCAAACTGGTAACTCAGGCAAGTACTTAACCACAGATGGAACAACTTCATCCTGGGGTACCGTTGCTGGATACTCAGCCCCAACACTTGGTTCAACATCAATTGCCTCTGGTGCAACAGTATCTACCATTGCTAACTTGACTCTATCTGATGTTAGCCTGAGCGAGACAACTGCAATTCCAATGTGGGTAACTGTTGCCTCCTATAGAGACATGACAGCCTCATTGCGAAGCGGTGAGAATAAGTGGAATATTAGCAGCCTACCGACAGGTTACAATTGGCAGGACGTTACTTATGGAAACGGAAAATTTGTAGCAGTAGCGTATTACGGTCCTTCGTATAGCACTACCAATAAATATGCCTACTCTACTGACGGTACTACATGGACTCTTGGAACCTTCCCAACAACGGCTAACTGGTGGATGGTAACCTACGGTAATGGTGTCTTTGTTGCTGTAACGTATACAAGCGACTACGGCGTACAAAGTAATAAAGCAGTCTATTCTTCTGACGGAATAAACTGGACAGCCACTACGTTGCCGTCAGTTGCTACTTGGGAAGCACTAGGCTATGGAAATGGTAAGTTTGTTGCATTAGGTGTCGATGCCGATGCTGGTGTAGCCAAGGCGGCATATTCTAGTAATGGTATAACTTGGACCGCTGGTACCATATCTGGAATCAGAGGAATGGGAGATATCGTTTATGGGGCTGGAAAGTTTATTGCCAAGACCAGCGCAAGTTCTGTTGGCGCTGTTTCTTCTTCTGACGGAATAACCTGGACGGCTGTTACATTACCATCGGGTGGATATTGGTATTCTGGTAATGTTAGTTATGGTAATAGTAAGTTCATTGCCACTGGTGGCGAAAATATAGCCTATTCAACCAACGGCACCACATGGACTTTAGTAGCACTTCCTGGAGGATATTCTTCAGACAACATTGCTTTTGGCGATGGAAAGTTTATTCTTGCAGGTTACGGTACAGACATATCGTTAACATCTACTGACGGAATCTCTTGGACATCAATTCCAATCCCTTATGGTAATTGGCAATCTTTAACTTATGGCGACCCAACAATTG